GGAGAGAGAACGGCGCGGTTCCTACGCACGCACATCTCCAATTGAGAACATGAGGCAACATGGCCCGGCCCAGACTGCCGCAAGCCAAGGCTGAGGTTGCGGGTTCGGCGATTATCCACGCTGGCCGGTTCAAGGATCGCAAGGTTGCGAAACGGACCCGCGCGCTTGGCGAGCCTTACGCGCTGATGACGACGAAGCAGCAAGCCGCCTGGGCTGAGATCGCCGAAGAGATGCCGTGGCTGAACAGCTCGCATCGGCGGCTTGTTCGGCTGGCCTGCATCATATCGGCGCGGCTGGACGATGAGGACGTTGGGATCAACCAGCTTCAAACGCTGAGCGCGATCTTGTCAAAGCTCGGCGCCACGCCGGTTGATGAAACCAAGGTCAACCACGGCGACGAAGAGGACACCGATCCGGCTGATGCGTTCTTCACCCGACCGAACTAAGGCTTATGCCGAGGCGGTAGTCGCGGGGGAGATCGTTGCCGGGCCGCATGTTCGGAACGCCTGCCGTCGTCACCTGGCGGACTTGGGGCGGACGGACGGGATCTGGTTTGACGCCGAGGCGGCGGATCGGGCGTTCGGGTTCTTTGAGGGCGTTCTCAAGCTGAGCGAAGGCCAGTTTGAGGGGCAACCGTTTATCCTGCACCCGTCGCAGGCGTTCATTATCGGATCGCTGTTCGGGTGGAAGCGGGCGGACGGAACAAGGCGGTTCCGGCGAGCCTACATCGAACAGGGCAAGGGCAACGGCAAGTCACCGCTGGCGGGTGGCATCGGCATTATGGGGATGTCGGCAGACGGCGAGGCGGGGGCGCAGGTCTACGCAGCGGCGGCCAAGCGTGAGCAAGCGGGCATCCTGTTTGCTGACGCCGTGAAGATGGTGAAGCAGTCGCCGGCCTTGGCGAAGCGGCTGGAGTTCTCAGGCGGGCCGGGGCGCGAATACAACATCGCGCACCACTCCTCGGGGAGCTACTTCCGTCCCGTGTCGCGGGACACCGGCAAGACGGGTTCGGGGCCTCGGCCTTACTTCGTCCTGGCGGATGAGGTTCACGAGCTACCCGACCGGCGCATCCTTGAGATGCTGGAGCGGGGGTTCAAGTTCCGGCGCCAGCCGCTGCTGTTCATGATTACGAACAGCGGCTCGGATCGCAACTCGGTCGCGTGGGAAGAACACGCTCACGCGGTCAAGGTCGCGGCGGGCAACCCGGATGCGGTGACTGACCCGACGTTCCTTGGGCAAGTGCTGGACGACACGACGTTCAGCTATGTTTGCGCGCTGGACGAAGGGGACGACCCGCTTAACGACCCGTCCTGCTGGATCAAGGCCAACCCTCTGTTGGGGGTCACGATCACCGAGGAGTATTTGCGCGAGACGGTCGCGCAGGCCAAGGCGATCCCCGGCCAGCTCAACGGGATTTTGCGGCTGCACTTCTGCATCTGGACCGATGCGGAGACCGCATGGATGACGCGAAGCGCGCTTGAGCCGTGCATCGCGGACTTTGAGATTGACGACCACCACGGGGCGGATGTCTGGCTGGGGCTGGACCTGTCGCAGAACCGGGACATCACCGCGCTCGGCGCCGTGGTGCGAACGGGAACCACGGCAGAGGGCAAGCCTACGTTCGATGCGTGGGTGGAAGCCTGGACGCCGGGCGACACGCTGGCGGCTCGGGAGTTGCGCGACAAGCTGCCCTATCCGGTGTGGGTTCGTGAGGGCCATCTCCACGCACCGCAGGGCGAGAGCATCAGCTTCCGGCATGTGGCGCAAACGCTGGCCGAATATGACCGGGACTTTAGCGTCCAGCTTGTCGCCTATGACCGCTTCGCGTTCCGGCGGTTTGAGGAAGACATCGACGAGCTTGGGCTGTCGGTTCCGTTCGCGGAGCATCCGCAGGGCGGGCTCAAAAAGGGCAAGCCGCTTTCGACGGGCGGCGAGGGGCTATGGATGCCCGGCTCTATCCGACTGCTGGAAGACGCGCTCCTTGAGGGCCGTATCCGGCTCAAGCGCAACCCTGTCCTGATCTCGGCGATGATGTCGGCGGTGATCGAAGAGGACAAGTGGGGCAACCACTGGCTCGCAAAGACGCGATCAGTAAACAAGATCGACGCCGCGATTGCGCTGGCGATGGCGATGGGAGCGGCAAGCATGGGTGAGCAATCCGCTCCGGCCTCCCCTTGGGATGACCCGACGTTTTCGCTGGTGGCCGCATGAGGCTGTTCGGCTACGACATCAGCCGGGGCGAAACCCGCAAGGGCGAGAGTCCCGCCGTCGAGGAGCGCATCATCACGTCAGTGACGGGGATGGAGCGTCCTGGCTCTAGCCTGTTGCAGCTTATCGGCGTCACCAGCGCGTCGCTGCCTACGGTGACGATTGAAAGCGCCCTGTCTGTACCTGCCGTATCGGCGGCTGTTTCGTTCCTGTCTGGCAGCATGGCAAATCTTCCGCTGCACGCCTACCGCGCCAAGAAGGGCGGATCGGAACGGCTGAAGGACGGCGTTCAACGCCTTATGAACGAAGCGCCAAACCCGGAGTGGACATCCTTCGGGATGCGCAAATACCTCTGGCAGCAGGTGTTTACCGGTGGTCGTGGGCTGGCGTGGATCGAGCGCGACGGCCCCAAGATCGTCGCCATTTGGCCGATGGACCCCGGCGAGACGCAGATCAACCGCCTCGGCGGTCGCAAGTTCTACAACTACGGCGGCAAGCGGTACGAAGCCGCAGACGTCATCGATATCCCGTTCATGCTGAAGATCGATCAGCTCGGATCGTATAGCCCGATTACGATGGGCGCTAAGGCGATCCAGCTTGCTATCGCCATGAACGACTATGCGTCAGGGTTCTTTGCCGGTGGCGGGGTTCCGCCGCTCGCGCTTGTCGGGCCGATGCCTGCCGGTCCCGAGGCAATCAAGCGAGCGCAGGCTGACATCAAGCGTTCTGTGGACGCTGCCAAGGCGAACGGCAATCCGATCCTCCCGATCCCGGCGGGGTATGAGTTGAAGCCGGTCGGCTTTGATCCTGACAAGGGCCAGATGACGGAGGCGCGGCGCTTCCAGATCGAGGAGTTCGCCCGGATTTGGAACCTCCCGCCGGTCTTCCTGCAAGACCTGACGCACGGAACGTTCTCCAATACCGAGCAACAGGACTTGCATCTGGTTAAGCACCTCATCGCCCAATGGGCCAAGGCGTTTGAGGAAGAGTGCAACCTTAAGCTATTCGGCTCGCGCCCCGGCGGGCTCTACGTTGAACACAACCTCGACGGCCTGATGCGCGGCGACTTCAAGTCGCGGATTGAGGGTCTGGCCCGTGGCGTTCAGTCGGCCATTCTCACGCCTGACGAGGCCCGCGCGCTGGAGAACCGTGCGCCGATGCCTGAGGGCGACAGGCTTTACATTCAGGGGGCGACGGTCCCGCTCGGCTCGCAGCCGGTCACGAACAACGGAGGGGCGAATGACCCTGGAAACTCGGACGCTAACCCGTCCGGTTGAGGTCCGCGCCGCTGGTGACAGTGGACGGACCATCGCCGGTTACGCAGCCGTCTTCAACAGCACGGCGGATATCGGGGACAGCTTCCGCGAGATCATCGCGCCGGGGGCCTTTGCGGGCGCGCTGGGCGGTGATGTGATCGCCCTGATTGGCCATGACCGCAACCGCGTTCTTGGGCGCACCACGGCGGGAACGCTGCGGCTACGCGAGGACGACACGGGGCTGGCGGTCGAGATCGACCTTCCCGACACCACGGACGGGCGAGACCTTGCGGTGCTGATCGAGCGCGGCGATGTGTCGGGCATGTCGTTCGGGTTCGTGGTCACGAAACAGCGTTGGGACGAGACCGGGCCGGTCCCGACCCGCACCATCGAAGCGGTAGACCTTCGCGAAGTCACCGTTACGGCGTTCCCGGCCTATGACGACACGTCCATTGCTCTGCGCTCGCTGGACGACGCCCGCAAGGAACATCGCAAGCATCACAACCAGTCGGGCTATTCCCTTCGGAAAGCCCGCACCGAGATGACCCTCCGGGGTCTCTAACCTCCCACGCGACCGCGTGAGGCCGGGCCGGGCTAGATCGGTCAACCGCAGCGTCGAGACGACGCCGCACCTCCCATAGATGGAAATTCTACCATGAGCACTGAACTGCACGAGAAGCGCGGTCGCCTCGTTACCGAAGCGCGCGCCGCCCTGGACGAGATCAAGGGCAACACTGACGACAGCCGCGCCGCCGAACTGGAAGCGCGCCACGACACGATCCTGGCCGAGTTCGACAAGACCGAGGCCCTGATCGAGCGTGAGCGCAAGGTGGCCGCTCTTGAGGCCCGCGCCGAAGAGCAGCGCGCCGCGCAACGCCCGATCCCCGGTGACGCCGAGGCCCGCGCGCAAGACGTTCAGGGCAAGCCGGAATATCGTGACGCCTTTGTCGCGCTGGCCCGCGCTGGCTTTGACCCGCAGGAAATCTCGCCGGAACTTCGCGCCGTCCTCAAGGCCGGTGTGACGGAACTTCGCGCTCAGTCCACCACGGTCGGCGCCGGCGGCTACACCGTCCCCACCGATCTGGCCAACGCGGTTGACAAGACCCTGAAGGCTTGGGGGCCGATGTACAACGAGGACATCTGCACCGTCATCACCACGTCGAGCGGCAACCCGCTGGACTTCCCGAAGGTCGATGACACCGCCGTGGCCGTTGCCCAGCACTCCGAAGCTGCGGCGATGACCGACGACGGCGGCGTGGACGCCACGTTCACCAAGCTGACCCTCGGCGCCTTCGCCTACGACACCGAGTGGGTGCAGATTTCGATGGAACTGCTGCAAGACAGCGCCATCAACATCGAGCAATTCCTCGGCGAACTGCTGGGCGAACGTCTCGCGCGCCGCGTCAACAGCGAACTGACCGTGGGCGACGGCACGGGCGACCCGCTCGGCATCGTCGCGGCTTCGACCCTGGGTGTTACCGCCGTTTCGCAGACGGCGGTGACGTTCGATGAACTGCTGGACCTCTACCACTCGGTGGACCCGGCCTATCGCGCCTCCCCGAAGGCGCGCTGGATGTTCAACGACACCACCCTGAAGGCTATCCGCAAGCTGAAGGGCGGCGACGGCCAGTACATCTGGCAAATGGGCGATGTCCGCACGGGCGCCCCCGGCACGCTGTTCGACAAGCCCTACTCGGTGAACCAAGCCTGCGTGAACGGCGCGACTGGGACCAAGCCCATCGTCTTCGGTGACTTCGGGAAATACTACGTCCGCAAGGTCGGCGCTCCGGTGATCGGCGTGCGGCGCGAGTATTACTGGCCGAACATCGGCCTCGCTGGCGTGGTTCGCCTCGACGGCGATCTGATCCAGACCGGCGCCGTGAAGCACTTGATTCAGGCGTGATCCTAACCGGGGCGGGCTTCGGCCCGCCCCTCCATCTCCAGATGAAAGGCTAGGACATGTCCTACATTCAAACCGGCTACCGGAACGAAGACGGCGTGATCGTCACCCAAGGCCAGACTGCGGTGACGCAGGCCACCAGCATCAGCACGGGCGTCACCTGCAACGCCTACACGGGCGTTATCACCACGGTCTCGCAGACGGTGGCGGGCGGCGCTGAGGCTGAGTTCACCGTGACCAACGACAAGGTTGCGGCGACCGACGTTGTCGTGGCCAGCATCAAGACCCACACCTCGGCGGGCGACTTCATCGTGGCGGTTTCGGCCATCGCGGCGGGCAGCTTCAAGCTGCGGCTCACCAACCTCCACGCGTCGACGGCGGGCAACAACGTCCTCGTCATCAACTTCCTGGTGCTGAAGGCCACGGCCTGATGCGACTGCGTATGCTGACGGGCATTGCCGGGGCCGACTTTGTCGTGAACCCCGGCGAGGAAACCGAGCGGTTCAGCGGGGCCGAGGCTACGCGCCTTGTCTCCGCTGGATACGCGGTTCCTGTCAGCGATGAGGCTGTGGAGCGTGCGGTCAAGGCTGTCGCGCCGGAACGTCGGAAGGGGAAATCCTGATGTGGCGTCCGGTGATTGTCAGCACGGCGGCGACCGAGGAGCCGGTCCTTCTGCCAGAGGTGAAGCAGGCGCTTCGCATCGACGCGGAAGACGAGGACACGCTGATCGAGGGCTACATCCGCACGGCCCGCGCCTATGTCGAAAGCTACACCGGAACGCGGCTGGTCACGCAAACGCTGACCCTGCGAACGGACGACTGGGCCGATCTGGAAAGCCTTCCGGTTGCGCCGCTGTCCAGCGTCACCGGCATCACTTACGTCGATGTGGACGGTGCGACGCAGACGCTTGCAACGTCGGTCTACGAGGCCCGGCTCTACGGTCTGGAGCCGTCTATCGTCCTCAAGTACGACCAGACGTGGCCGACGATCCGGGGCGGGTCTCAGATCACGGTGACGGTCGTGGCGGGCTACGGCGCCGCAGGGGCGACCCCGCCGGAAGTGTTCCAGGCCATCTGCCTGCTGGTCGGAGACTTCAACCGCTTTCGCGAGACGGCTCAGGTCGGCAGCGTGGCGGGCAAAATCCCGATGGCGGCGGGCGTTGAGGCGCTCCTCGAAAATCATAGAAAGCACCTGATCTAATGGACGCGGGCGCGATGGATCGCCGCCTCGTGATCCTGCAACCCACCGAAACGACCAACGGCTCTAACGAGGTCGTGGAGACCTTCGCGGCGCTGACGACGGTATGGGCGCACAAGCACGACATCAGCGACGGCGAGAAGCTGAGAGCGCAGGAGGTCGGGTCTTCGATCACCACGCGCTTTCGCATCCGGTGGTCGGAGGCGCTTTCGGCCATGACGCCGAAGTGGCGGGTTCGGCTGATGGGCCGCACGACCGCGCAAGACCGGGACTTCGAGGTGACTGGTCTTAAGGAAATAAACCGCCGCGAGGGTCTGGAGATCACCGCGACCGCGAGGACCGATCAGGTCAAGCTCTACGAATAGGCACGCCATGAAAATCTGCATGACCACGGACCTGATGGGGCCGGATGAAAGCCTGCGGGCGGGCGAGGAATACGAACTGGCGGACCATCGGGGCGTCAGCCTTGTCAACGCCGGTTATGCGGTGGCGGTGCATCCGCCGTCCGAAGATGACGAAGCGCCGGGCGAGGTGGTCGAGGTGGCTCCGGTGGAGCCGACGCCCGACCCGGAACCCGAGACCCCGGCTGAAGACGAAACCCCTCCCCAGGCCCGCCGCTTCAAGCCGCAAGCCTGACCCCTACATCACGAAGGAATCTGACCGATGGCTGATCTGAGCGTTACGGCTGCAAACTGCGTTCCGGGCGCCGATGCCCGCTATCTGGACGGCGTTGCCGGCGAGACCATCGCCGCCGGGAAGGCGGTCTATCTGGCCTCCGCGACGAACAAGTGGATGCTGGCCGACAACAACTCGGGAACAGCTGAAGCCCGCGAGGCCAAGGCCATCGCGCTTACTGGCTCCTCGAACAACCAGCCGATCAGGGTGCAGACGGGTGGAACACTGACGCTCGGCGCCACGATGACGGCGGGTGTGGTCTACTACCTGTCCGACACGCCGGGCGGCATCTGCCCGGTGGCTGACATCGGCTCGGGTGAGTACGTCGGCGTGATCGGCGTGTCGACTTCGACGACGGTCATGTTGCTGGGCTTCCTCTACTCGGGCGTTGCGCTCTGATGAAGTTCAAGGTCGAGGGGCTGCGTGAGTTGGACGCGGCCCTGATGACCATGAAGCAATCGACGGCGCGTGGCGTTGTTCGCCGCACGCTGCTGAATGCGGCCCAGCCTATCGCTGACGACGCGGCAGAGCGGGCGCCGCGAGACACGGGATACCTGGGCGATCACATCGACACCGGCATCCGCCTTTCGGGTCGCCAACGCCGCGTGAGCAAGCGCGAAAGCGATGTGGAAGTGTTCGCCGGGGCGACGCGGGTAGATCAGTCCATCTTCGCCGAGTTCGGGACCATCGATCAGGCCCCGCAACCGTTCATGCGTCCAGCATGGGAAGCGGGCAAGCGGCAGGCCCTTGAAGACGTGAAGACCGGGCTCGCAGACGAGATCGCCAAGACGGCGGCGCGGGCGGCGAAACGAGCGGCGAGGGGCAAATGATAGACGCGCTCATCGCCTACCTGCTGGCCTATACCGCGATCACCACCCTGACCGGCCAGCGTATCCGGCCTGTCGTGCGTAAGCAGGGCGACGTCCCGCCTTGCATCGTCGTCGCCCCCATCACATCGCTGGGCAACTACTCCACGAACGCCCCAACGGACCTCTATGAAACCCGCGTGCAGATCGACTGCTACGGGCTGACGTTCAACCAGGCTGACACGCTGTCAAAGGCTGTTCGTCGCAGGCTGAACGGCCAGAAGTTCATTACCGGCGGCGTGGACTTCCAGGGGCTGTTTCTCACCTCGCTCCGCAACTCTTACGAGGCGGCGGACGCTGACCAACGTATCCACCGCGCGAGCATCGATTTTCGGGTCTGGCACTCAGAACCGAACGCCTAAACCGCCCTTTGGCAAGGCGATCCGCCCCGTCGTGATGACGCGGCCATCCCATAGATGGAGCCTACCCCATGGCCACTACTGCCATCGTCGGCAACGGCACGACGGTCCTTCTGGACAATGCCGCCGGAACCCCGACCTCCGTTGGCGAAGTCGTCGCCGTCACCCCCATCGCCGTCAGTGGCGGGACTGCTGATGCGACGCATCTGGGTTCGGGCGGCTGGCGCGACTTCATCGCCACGATCCGGGACGCGGGCGAGGGTTCGCTGACCCTGAACTGGATTCCGGGCGATGCCACGGACGTTCTGCTCCGCACCGCTGTCGGTGACGGTCTGGTCCGCACGCTGAAGGTCACGGCGCCCAACACGAAGTTCATTCAGTGCGAGTGCTTCGTGACCGCGTACGAGCCCGGCGAGATGACCCCTGACGGCAAGATGGAAGGCTCTATCTCCGTCAAGTTCACCGGCTCGCCGACCTACGGATAAGCAATCATGGCGAACTCTGTACGCGGCGAAGTCGCGTTTGAGGTCGAGGGCCGGGATTACAAGCTGGTCCTCGACTTCAACGCGCTCTGTGAGGTCGAGGACGTGCTTGGCGCGGACGGCATGGACCTTGCGCGACCGAAGGCCATCCGGGCCATCTTCTGGGCGGCCCTGCTTCGGCATCATCCAGACGTGACCGTGCAGGACGCGGGCGACCTGATCGGCGCGCTCGGCCTGGAGCGTGCTGGCGAGGTGGTCGCCGAGGCCATGAACCGCAGCGGCCTTGCGGGAGGTGACGGCCAAGCCGCCGCAAACCCTCAGAAGGTGGCGGCGCGGGCTTCGACTTCGAGGAAGCGTTAGGGCTCTGGATCGAGCTTGGCGGGGATGTGGATGCCTTCTGGCGTCAGACGCCCCGCCGCTTCCGCCACTGGCTGGACAGCCGCCTGAAAGCCGCCGTCGCCGACCATCGCCACAAAGCGTGGATGGTCTGGACCGGCGAGCAACTGGCGCGGGTCAAGACGCTCCCTGCGTTTGAGCGGTTCGTCGGGAAAGACCCGATGAAGAAGAAACAAACCCCCGAGGAAATGATGGCAATTCTGTCTGAACTCGTGGGCGGACCACCGGAGGCGCAAGCATGACGAACGCAGTCATCGGCGCGCTCCGTGTGGTCCTGGGGGCCGATACGGCAGCCTTTGAAAAGGGCCTCGACGGCGCGCAACGCACGCTCAACCGCTTCAATAAGGACATGCAGAAGCTGTCCGCGAAGTTTACGAGCGTCGGGCAATCGCTGACCCTTGGACTGACGGCGCCCATTGCGGCGTTCGGCGTGGCCTCGGTCATGGCGGCGCAACAGTCTGCGGATGCGTTCGCCCAGGTTGAGGCCGCGCTCAAGTCGATGGGCGGGGCAAGCGGCAAGACGGCGGCTGAATTGCAGGCGTCTGCCAAGTCGCTGCAAGACATGGCGGCCATCGACGACGACGAGATTCTCCGCAAGGTCACGGCCAACCTGCTGACGTTCGGCAAGATCGCCGGGCCGACGTTTGACCGGGCGCAAGTGGCGATTGTCGATCTGTCGGTGCGGATGAAGACCGACCTTCAGTCGGCGGCTCTGCTGGTCGGCAAGGCGCTAAACGACCCGATCAAGGGCCTGACCGCGATGGGCCGGGCTGGCATCCAGTTTACGGCGGACCAGAAGACGCTCATCAAGTCGCTGGTTGATACCGGGCGGACGGCGGAAGCGCAGGCCATCATCCTTGGCGAACTTGAACGCCAATTTGGCGGATCGGCCAAGGCGGCGGCAGACGCCAACCCCTACGCCCGCCTTCAGATCGCGTTCGGTGAGTTGTCTGAAGTCATCGGCGAGAAGCTGATTCCGATCATTACGCCGATGGTCGATAAGCTGACCGGCCTCCTGCAAGGCTTCGACAAGCTGTCGCCGACCATGCAGAACTTCGTCGTCATCGGCGGCGCAATCGCGGCGGCTATCGGCCCGGTCCTGATCGGCGTCGGGATGCTGATCTCGGCTGTTGGCACCATTGCCGGTCTTCTCGCCGGTCCCGCCGTCGCGGCGCTGGTCGCGTTCCTGGCGCCGTTCGCCCCGGTCATCCTCGCGGTCGGCGCGCTGGTCGCGGTGTTCGTCCTGTTCCGCAAGCAGATCATGCCGGTGCTGGAGGAGTGGGGCCAGACGGTCGCCGAAGTCCTGGGGCCGAAGATGGCCCCGCTGATCGAGGCGGCCAAGGCGCTGTTTTCTGCCTTGGGGGCCACGCTGGTCGGGCTGTTCGGCAAGGGCGGTTCGCTTGAAGGCCCGATGCAATTCTTCCTCGACATCGCGACGCGCGTTTTCAATGGCGTGGTATCGATTGTCGGGACGCAGATCGACGTCCTTACCGACATCCTGAACGCGCTGGCGGCCCTGTTCCGGGGCGACTTCTCGGCCATGTTCGGCTACCTGAAAGACGCTGCGGTAACGATGGCCGCGGGCATCGTGCGCGCGTTCGCCGCCATGTTCCCCGATGTGATTTCGTGGGTGCAGAAGACGTGGCAGGGCGTCAAGACGTGGCTGGTGGACAAGTTCACCGACGTCGTAAAGGCGGTGCAGCAGAAGATCGCCGCCGTCACCGGGTTCTTCAAAGACATGTGGGACGCGGTGGTCGGGCACTCCTACGTCCCCGACATGGTGGACGGCATCCGCGACCACTTCGCCCGGCTTGACAAAGAGATGGTCAAGCCCGCGCTGGAGGCTACTCGCAAGGTCGAGGAAGCCTTTGCGCGGATGCACGCGAGCGTCGATGTTCCGCTCCCCGGCAGCAAACAAAACGCGCGCGGACCCAATGCGCCGGCCAACGATCCTGGCCACGACGGCGCATCGCCCAACCTCACGGTTTGGGGCGGCAAGGTCATGTCCCCGGAAGCCGTTGAGCGGATGCGCGAACAGTTTGTCTCGTTCGGCCACAGCTTCACCGATGCGGTACGCGCGGGCAGGCTCAAGGACTTCTTCGCCGACATCGCTAACCGCTTCGTGGATAAGCTGGTCAACGACGGCCTGAACGCGATCTTTGACGCGATCGGCAAGACGGGCGGCGGCGGTGGTGGCGGCGGCTGGATCGCGGCGATTGCCTCGGTGTTTGGCGGCGGCAAGGCTCCAGGCTTTGCAACCGGCGGGTCGTTCACGGTCGGCGGATCGGGCGGGACTGATAGTCAACTCATGCGGTTTTGGGCGACGCCCGGCGAGATGGTCAACGTGTCGCACGGCGATCCGGCCAACGACCGTGGCGGGCGAAGCACGAACGTCTTTGACATGCGCGGCGCGGTGGTCACGCAAGACCTGCTGAACCAGATGAACCAGATTGCGGCCCAAGGTGACGCCCAAGTCATCGGCGCCATCGCCCGCGAGAAGCAGCGCGGCGACAAGGCCAGCCGCTACACGGTGGCGAGGGCGCGGCGATGAGCGTTACCCTCCCCACCTCGCCGCAACCCCGCTCCATCACGCCCCGGCTGGTCACGGTTCGGGCTGACCTTCGCCCGGCGTTTGGCGGGGCTACGCAGCGGATCGCGCGGGCGGGCTCCCATTGGGCGTTCGACGTTGAAATGCCGCCCATGACCGCCGCTGACGCGCTGGAGTGGGTCAACATCCTGCACGAGACGGACACCTGCATCCTTCAGCTACCGGAACCGGGCATCACCATCGGCTCGCCGGGAACGCCGCTGGTTAACGGGGGATCGCAGACCGGCTCCTCGCTCATTACCGATGCCTGGGGGGCAAGCTACGCCATCCCCAAGGGCAAGTTCGTCGGCGTGTCGGTGTCGGGGCTTCAGTACCTGTACCAGACCACGACGGCGGTGACGGCGAGCGGGGGAGGTGCGGCGACGCTGGCCCTTCGCCCGATGCTTCGCGCGTCCCCGGCTGACAATGCGGCGCTGATTATCAACCCGGCCACGGTCGAGGGGTTCGTTACCCTTAGCGACGGGTCGATGAACATCAGCGTCAACCGTCTGGTCGAGGGCTTCACGTTCACGATTGAGGAGCGGCGTTAGTGGACGCCACCCTTAAAACCGAGTTTGAGGCGGCGGGCCTTACCACCTTTACCGCTGTGTCCATCGCGCTGTCAGGCGGGACGATCTACCTTGTCTCTGGCGGCGCTGACATCACCATCGCCTCGCAACTCTACACCGCCTACCACGCCACCTATGGCGCGCTTGGTGAGGTGGACATCATCAACGACGGCATCGACGGCCAGACCACGCGGGCGAGCATCACGCTTCACCCGCCATCGTCGGCGGCTATCGCGGCCCTGTCGGCGGTGGGTGAGCAAAGCGCGCGCGTCTACGTCTACCAGGGGGCGGTGAACACAGCGACCGGCGCCAGCATCGGCACGGTCGAGACGCTGTTTTGGGGTGAGCTGGATTACCCCAGCCTGTCCATCAGCGAGGCCGGTTACGCCCTGACGATGGAATGCGGGACCGAAGAGGCCCGGCTTCTGGAGCGAAACGAGGAGCGCAAGCTGGTCGATAGTTTCCATCAAGCCTGCTTCTCCGGTGAGCTTGGACTTGAGAAGGTCACGGCGCTGGTCCGCAAGGTCTACTGGCGTGCGTCCTCGCCGTCGAGCAGCGCGTCCAGCTTTGCGGGCAAGGGCATCAGCAACGCCATCAACCGCGCAATCCTGGCCGTCCTATGAGCGCGCCGATGGTCCTTCGCGGTCAGGCGGCGCAAGCCTGCATTGACCGGTTCAACGGAAAGCCGATGGCGTGGGGCAAGGTCGATTGCGCCAAGATCGCGGCGCATAACCTGCGACATCTTGGCATCGCAACTTCGCTCATGAAGGGCGCGGTCTACGCTTCGGAGATGGGCGCGGCGAAGGAGTTGCGGGCGCGGGGCTTCAAGGGGCTCGGCGACGCAATGGACGCAATCGACCGGGTGTTCCGCATTCCGCCTGCAATGGCGACTACGGGCGATGTGATCGGGCTGGCCTGTGACGGCTCGCTTTGGGATATGGCGCTCGTGGTCGTGGTCGGGAATGGGCGGGTTCTCGGGATCAAAGACGGGCTTTGCGGTGTGATGCAGCCCGACTTGAACCATGCGGTCGCGGCGTGGAGGTGTAATCCGTGGCGGAGGTAGCGGCAGCGGCGGCGGCATTCATCATAGGCGCCACGGGGGCGGGCGCCACGGCGGCGGCTATCATCACCGTTGCCGCCAACATTGCGGTTGCCGTGGCAACGCAGGCCATCATCTCGGCTGTTACGCAGGCCATCACAAAGCCGGAAGTTGCCGCTGCGGAGGGGCGCCCTACCGAATGGGCGGCGGACCCTAACGCGGCAATCCCGTTCGTCATGGGCCGTCGTGGCGTGTCGGGCATCATCGTCCACCGCGACACCTACGGCGGCAATAACAAGTACCTGGCGAACGTCACCGTCTACAGCGGCGGCGGGCCGATCAACGCTTATGGCGACTTCCTCGTGGACGGCGTAGCGGCGACCTTCACGGGCGAGGCCATGAACGGCTCCCCGGCCAACCGCCTCTATCGCCAGACCAAGCTTGGCGCCCAGCCCGATACCGCGCTCACCTCGCCGACTGTCTCGCCGTCCGCATCGCTGAGTGACTGGGGGGCTAATCACAAGCTGTCCGGTTACGCCTGTTCCATGATTACGCTGCAACAGGATGGGGACTTCAAATACTGGCCGGCAGGTATCCCGAGGACGTTGCAGGTCGTCGAGGGGGTCAAGTCATGGGACCCCCGGCTGGACAGCACATGGCCGGGCGGGTCGGGCTCCTGTCGTCTGGCGACGCCTTCAACCTGGGTGTATTCGACCAACCCGATCATCAACGCCCTGAAGTGGGCGCTTGGCATCAAGCATAACGGCGTGATGGTCGGCGGGATCGGCGCGTCGGTTGATGGCATCGATGTTGCGGCCTTCATCGACGCGGCCAACATCGCCGACACGAACGGCTGGACGGTCTCGGCGGTCGCCTATTCTGACGCCCCAACCGGCGACGATAAGTATCAAGTGCTTGAGGCGCTGTTGCAGGCTGGCGGGGCTGTTCCCTCGCGCAAGGCCGGTAAGATCAGTTGCGTTTCGCGGGCTGCTTCGCCCTCGTCGGTCGTCACCATCACGGCGGCGGATACGGCGGGGCCGTTTGACTTCCGGGCCGGGTCTCCCCGCGAAGGGCGCATCAACACCATCATCCCCCGCTGCGTTCAGGAAGCGCACGAGTGGGAAATGGTGGACCTTGAGCCGGTGATCGGCTCCACCTACGTCACCGAGGACGGCGGGGCCACGCGGTCCAGAGGCGCGACCTACGCCTATGTCTCCGACGCTGACCAAGCCGCCCAGCTTGCAGCTTATGATATCGCCGACAGCCGCGAAGGCATCACCGGCACGATTACGCTAAAGCCCTATCTCCGCGACCTGGAGCCGGGCGACGCCTTCACCATCAACGAAGACGGCTTTGCGCTGACGTCTCAGAAGTGCCTCGTCCTGTCGCGGTCCTATGACCCGGCGCGGGACGTGGTGACTGTGACGTTCAGGAGCGAGACGGCGGCGAAACATGCGTGGGCGCTGGGTATCACGGGCGTCTCGCCGACCAACCCGACGCTTGGCACGACTGACCCCTCTATCACCCCCACGCCTTCGGGTTCCGATTGGACGCTGACGGCTGGCACAGGTGAGACGCCTTCGATTGTCCTCGCGGGCGCCATCTCGACAAGCGTTCTGGTTAGCCGGATCGTCGTTGAATACCGGGTCGATGGTGCGTCGGACTGGATTGCTTTCGGCGAGTTCGCGCCGGGGACGACTGACGTTGAGGTCACGGGCCTGCTAGGCGCGACGGCCTATGAAATGGCGGTCAGCTATCGCAACGTCTTCAACGCGCTTGGGTCGCGGCTGGAGCTTGGCCCGGTCACGACCGGCAACGTGACGTTCACGAACCAAGGCGACCTTGCCACGCTGGACGATGTGACGTTTGGGGCGGGTGGTCAGGTTCTTCGCGAGGACGGCCTGACCAACGTGACCGACGCCATTGCGGTCACATCCCTTGGCACGGCGGCGGCGATCACCTCACAAGGTGCGCTGGCGACGGTCAATCAGGTGAACCTCGGCGCGTCGGGCAGGGTCTACCGCGACGACGGCGCAACCAGACTGACGGACGCGGTTGCGGTCACTTCCCTTGGCACCGCTGCCGCCATCACGTCACAAGGCGCGCTTGCCACCCTTAGCACGGTGGACACGGCGCAGATTGCGACGGGCGCGGCGACGCGGGTGTTCAACTACCTAGACGACACGCTTCTCAACCCATCGACCAACCCGGCTGCCGCCACGCCGGTCCCCTCCCTTCTGTACGAGGACACGTTCACAACCGGCGCGGGCGAGTGTGTTCTGTGGCTGCAATGGGAACAGAGCAGCGTTGCCAGTGGTAATCAGGTCATTCTCTGGTGCTTCATCGATGACACATGGGACCACGATGGCTCGGCTGTTATCGGCTTCACTGACTATTACAGCGGCGCCAGCGTGAACGGAGGGCAGATTACTTCGTTCCAACTCGGTTCGCTCAGCGCCGGTTCGCACACCGTTCGCGTGTATGCTTACAAAACCCTCGGGACATCGATATCGGTCGCGCGCCGTCGCGGCACGGTCCTTAACTCCATCCGATAGGGCTTCCATGACCTTTGACAGTCCCGTCGCCCTTAAGGGCGCGATTGAGGCTGCGTGCCTGGGTGACGGCATCGACGCAGCGGCAATCACGGCCATCAACGCGGCGGCCTCCGCCTCGCCGGTTCCGGTGATCGTCGCGGCCATGACCGCCATTCACGCGGCCCGCGCGTCGGCTTCCCCGGCGTGGATTGAGATCGGCCAAGCGTGCGCGGGGTTCGTCGCTGAACACGACTGGTTTGGGCATGGCGCCGCTGCCGCCGCGCTCGATTTCGAGGAGCCTGCGTGATGCCCATCAAAATCGAGTTTGAGCGCAGCTTTGGGGGGATGGTCTTTCGAGACGCCCTGTTCCTGACGGACGAGGAACTGGCCGCCCTCACGCCCGAACAGATCGAGGCGATGAAGGATGCCCGGTTCAATACCTGGCTTGCTGCTCTTACGGCGGGTGGGAAGTAGGAGATGGCTAATCGCTATTGGGTCGGCGGCTCCGGCAACTGGAACTCGACCAACACCGGCAACTGGTCAACGTCTTCCGGCGGCTCGTCGGGCGCGTCGGCTCCGGTGTCTGGCGACGATGTGTTCTTTGACGCGGGGTCAGACAGCGGGGCGGGCTTTACCGTCACGATCACCACCACGGCGCCGACGATCCGCAACCTGACCATCTCCGGGCTGGATCAAGCGATGATCCTGGCAGGCACTCCCGCGCTTACGGTGCAGGGCAGCATCAGCCTGCCAGCCAGCAACTTCACATGGTCGGCAACCGGAACCCTGACGCTCACCGGCTCGGCGTCCAGCCGCACGGTCCTGACCAACGGCGTGACCATCAACGGTGACGTGACGTTCAACTCGTCGGGCTCTGACTGGACGCTGCAAAGCGCGCTGACGGTCGGCAGTAACGACGCCTTGACCCTGACGGCTGGCGCGCTTGATACGGCGGGCTATGCGGTCTCCTGTGAGATTTTCGTTCTAACGGGATCGACCACCCGATCTCTGACGCTCGGCGCGTCAACCGTCACCTGCCGGGGCTCCGGCACCGCCTGGAACGCAGCGACGATTACTAACCTGACGTTCAACGCCGGAACGTCCAACATCATCCTGAGCCGCAACACGAACACCAAGACGTTCGCGGGCGGCGGGATGACCTACAACATTCTCTCGCAGGGCGGTTCCGGCCCGCTAGTCATCACCGGCGCCAACACCTTCGCCGACATTCAAAACCCTTACAAGACGACCGGCGCGACAATGATCGACTTTACGTCGGGCGTTACGCAGACGGTCTCAGCGTTCACGGCAAGCGGCGAGGCCGGGCGCGTCCTGACGATTGAAAGCACGGTCGGCGGGTCCGCTGCCACGCTGTCGAAAGCGTCGGGAACGGTCACGGTTGCGCACTGCACCATCAAGGATTTGACCGCAACCGGCGGGGCTACTTGGGTCGCGACCAACTCCACCGACGCAGGCGGTAACACTGGCTGGTCATTCCAGAGCGGCGCCAGCGTCACCGTACCGCTTTCGTCGGTTGCCGTCGCCTCCTACGCCCCGACGATCCAGACGGGCGTTAACATCGCCGTCCCCGTCAAGATCGTTGCTGTGGCAGCGTTCGCGCCTGCGGTGTCGGGCGGGGTCAATGTCCAGCTTCCGCTTTCGACAATCACCGTCGCCGTCTTCGCGCCCGGCGTCGGGTCGGGCGTCACCATTGAGGTTCCGCTCTCGGCGCTGACCGTCACCACCTACGCCCCGACCGTCACGACAATCACCCTCTCGGCCCTTCCCCGCGTGACCCTGACGGGCCGCTTCATCCTCGCTGCTATCTGACGAAAGGCGACCCGCAATGGCCGTTACCGCTTCCCTCTACAATCACACCGCAAAGCTGTTCGCCAACGGCGACGTTGATCTCGCCGCCTGCAAGGTGATGCTGCTCAACGCCTCGGGGACGTTTACCGCGTCG